GGTATCAAGCGGATCAGCATGGACGGTGGTGTGATATGGCTATTGTATTAGACGGAACAAGTGGAATAACACAACCAAGCGTTACTGGTTCTTTTGGTGTTCCAGCAGGAACCACTGCTCAACGCCCTGCGTCTCCTACTGTTGGGATGATTCGGTACAACACAACAGAATCTCAATATGAAGTTTACAGCGGTACGCAATGGAACCAATTAACACAAACTGCTTATCCTTATACTGTTAATTATTTGGTCGTTGCTGGTGGTGGAGGTGGCGGTGGTGGATACATCACGGACTGGGCCGGAGGTACTGGTGGATCGGGTATTGTAATTATTAGTTACCCTGGATCTCAAAGAGGCACTGGCGGTACCGTTACTTCTTCTGGCGGCAATACCATTCACACATTTACAACTTCAGGGACGTACACAGCATGAGCCACTTTGCAAAAGTTTGTGATGGCATCGTGACGCAAGTGATTGTTGCGGAGCCTGAGTTTTTCCAGACCTTTGTTGATTCCTCTCCTGGTGAGTGGATTCAAACGTCTTACAACACTAGAGGCGGTCAACACCCAGAAGGTCGTCCTTTGCGTAAGAATTTTGCTGGTATCGGCTATACCTATGACCGTGACCGTGATGCGTTCATACCGCCTAAGCCTTTTGCGTCTTGGATTCTGAACGAGGACTCTTGCCTATGGGATTCTCCTGTACCGTATCCGACAGATGGCAAAATTTACCAGTGGGATGAGGCCACAACAAACTGGGTAGAGGTAACTAATGTCTAAGATTGCAATACAAGGCAACGCAAGCGGTACGGGTACTCTGACCATTGCTGCGCCGAATACCAACACAAACCGGACGCTGACGCTGCCTGACTCTGACGGCACTTTAATCAACGTTGCGCCAGGAACAAATGGCAACGTCTTAACTTCTAATGGAACTGCGTGGGTTTCACAGGCTGCATCATCTGGAGGAGCAACACCAACTACTCAAACTTACGACACAGGAACCGCAGCAACTTGGACTAAACCTGCATCAGCCAACTGGGTTCTTATTGAAATCTGGGGTGGCGGCGGTTCTGGTGGTAGGGCTAATAGCGCTGGCGCAGGTGGCGGTGGCGGCGGTGGTGCTTACAATTCTGCTTTAATTCCGTTTGCTGATTTACAAGGAGCCGTTACTTATACAGTTGGTGCTGGTGGTGCAAATAGATCAACTGCTGGAGCAGGAAATACAGGCGGCACAACACAAGTAGATTTAGCAACATTTCAAGGAGGCGGAACTAAAACGCTATACGCTTATGGTGGAGGTGGTGGCGGTGGTCAAGGCACCACGGGTGAATTAGCAGGTGGTGGGGGCGGTGGTCAATTATCGGCGGGAAGTAGTGGCGGAATATTACAAGAGGGGGCGCAAGGGGGCGGGCCAGGTGGTGGTACGGGGGGATACGCGCTAACAGAAAATGTACCTGCGACAAATGGATCGCCGGGTGGTGGCGGCGGTGGAGCGGCTAACAACGGTATTGTGGCTGGTGTTAATGTTTCTGCGGGTGGTGGTTCTATTTATGGCGGTGGTGGCGGCGGCGGTGGATTAATTTCTGGTGGAAATAATGTGGGTGGCGGTTCTTTGTACGGCGGTGGTGGCGGTGGTGGGGGTGCTGATGGTGTTTCCGGCGGCGCAGGGGGTTCTTCTGTTTGGGGTGGCGCAGGTGGCGCAGGTGCTATTAATACTGCCGCCGCTACTGCCGGTACTGTACCGGGTGGTGGTGGCGGTGGCGCAGAAACAGGAACTACTGGCGCAGGCGGCGGTGGACGAGTTCGCTTCACATATTGGTAAGAGGATGATATGACCGTCTTAGCATGGATTAATGAGCAAACTAATATCTGCGATAACGTTTCGCTGGATGACCGTCCTGCGTTGGAAATCACAATTCCTGGCTATCTTATTCTTGACTTAGAAGCCATCGGCGGTGGAGGTATTGGCGACACATGGGATGGTACTAAACTTGTTAAACCAGAGTCTATTATTACTGGAACAACAGAATGAGCACCTTAAAAGTCAACGCAATCACAGACGCATCTGGCGGCAACACGGCCACCATCAATAGCATGACCCCGACTGCGGATAGTTTGCAATGAGCGCCTTTGCCTACACCGCCTTGCTAGTAATGACCCACAACAAGACTGGGTTGAAATACTTTTGCAAGACCACCCGTATGAATGAACTTAATACATACAAGGGTAGTGGGATACATTGGAAACGCCATCTTAGAAAACATGGTCGTGATGTAACCGTTGGTGTTCTTGGGCTATATTCTGACAAAGAACGCTGTATGCAAGCGGCATTAGATTTCAGCAAAGAAAATAATATTGTTGCTGATGTGGGTTGGGCCAACTTAATTGATGAAAACGGAATGTCTGGGGCTGGAACTGGGGCTGCCAATCATAGATATGGAAAGCCGCATCCAAACAAAGGAGGCACTCGACCTGACATGATTGGTCGTTTGGCTGGAGAAAAGAACGGTATGTACGGCAAACCAAGTCCTATGCGTGGCGTTGCAAAACCAAAAGGCAAAGACAGCCCTTTGTATGGACGAAAGCGCCCAGAAGGAGGTGGTAAGCCATCTAAACCAGTAATTCGATTAGAAGATGGCAAAGAGTTTGCGTCTGTGGCAGATGCCGCACGAGAGTGCAAAGGATCAAGAAGTGGAATTACAAAATGTTGTCTAGGTAAAGCACATACTTCTCATGGCTATACTTGGGCATATAAGGAGTTTGCATGAGCCAAGTAAAAGTTGACAGCATAGTTGATTCAAGCGGCGGTAATAATGCCACCATCAATACTTATACGCCAACGCTGTCTAATATGCCTGGGTATAACCGCATCATCAACGGTGACATGAGGATTGACCAGCGCAATGCTGGGGCGGCGGTGACTGCTTCTGGGTCTTATCCGGTTGATAGATTTTCTGTTTTTAATAGTACAGACGGTGCATTTAGTTCATCTAGGAGTACGACTGCTCCTACTGGATTTACTAATTCGCTTTATTTTACAACCACAACAGCAGATGCTTCTCTAGCCGCTACTCAATTTTCCTCCGCACTTCAACGAATTGAAGGATTCAACATTGCAGATTTAGGATGGGGAACTGCTAATGCTAAGACTGTAACTCTTTCATTCTGGACTCGATCCAGTCTTACGGGAACGTTTGGCGGTTCTTTAAGAAATTCTGATACAAATAGGTCATACCCGTTTACTTACACAATAAGTTCAGCAAACACATGGGAATACAAAACTGTAACGATTCCAGGAGATACAACCGGAACTTGGCTTACAGACAACGGACTTGGGGTTTCCGTAACTTTTGGTTTAGGTGTTGGCTCTACTTATAGTGGAACTGCTGGGGCATGGGCTGCTGCTAACTATCTGTCAGCAACAGGCGCAACCTCAGTCATCGGCACTCTCAACGCCACTTGGTACATCACCGGAGTCCAACTCGAAGTCGGCTCTGTGGCTACCCCGTTTGAGCGCAGACCGTATGGTACTGAGTTAGCGTTGTGTCAGCGGTATTACATTATGGATACATATACGGTATCTGGAGGCGCTCAGCGGCGTTTTATAAGTGGTGGTCTGTATAGTACGACTCAATGGGAGGGGGTTTACTCATTTCCGGTTGAAATGCGAGCAGCACCAACTCTTACTACAAGTGCTGTTGGAACTTTTGGGTTTGCATTTAGTGGGGCAACAGTGAGTGTTATTGCTGCATACACACCAAATACTCGTTCATCATTAGTTTATACATCGAATAGTGCAACTGGGGCTGCTGGCTATGCTGGTTCTTTAAGTTCTGTGGCTACTAATGGTGTTGTTACGTTTATTTCATGGAGCGCGGAACTGTAAATGTATAAGCAAATTATGTTTTCAGGCAATGTTAGTGACACTTCGATTATTCGCTTGTCAGATAACGCTTGCATTCCGTTTGACCCCGACAATACCGACTACGCAGAGTTTAAGAAGGCAGTCATGGCTGGCGCAGAACTGCAAGACGCTGATGGCAATGTGATGACTGCCGAGGCAGCCCAGGCTTTTGTACAAACCCTACCGTAAGGAGCAATCATGGCAGTCGAGCACATGAGCGAAACCACTAAGCACGTTGCTGATGCTGTATCTGTGGCAACTGTGATTGGGACTTTAGCCCAGATTCTACCATCCATTGCTGCTTTGTTTACTATTGTGTGGACTGGCTTTCGGATCTATGAAACTGAGACTGTACAGAAGTGGTTAGGTAAGAAATGAGTAGAAAAGTATCCGCTGCAGCGACCAGAACTAGCAATACTAAGGTAACGCTATTAACTGTGCCCACCAAGAATACTGGTCTATGGCAACTAATGTATATTATTAGTACCGCTGGAACAGAAACTCCTAAAGTATATTGGTATGACAAGTCTGCTAATACTGAGTACTTTATTGTTGGAGGTAAAAACTTAGGAGTTGGTGATTATATTCTTCTCAATAATGCTGAAGTTGTTATGCAAGAAGGAGATGAAATAAGAATTCAAAATACTGGAACAAGTTCTGTAACCTACGTAGCAACAGTAGAATTTATACCAGAACAAGCAATACAATTTCATTACTAAGGAGATTTAACATGATGAAGCCCAAGACTAAAAAAGGTAAGATGGAGAAGGTTGGTAAGGTTATGAGCGAGTACAAAGCTGGTACTTTGCATAGCGGTAAAGGTGGTCCTGTAGTTAAGTCTCGTAAGCAGGCTGTGGCAATTGCTATGAGCCAAGCTGGTATGAAGAAGAAAAAGAAATAATGGTTAAAAAGGTCTATCAGAATCCAGAAGGCGGCTTAAACGCTAAAGGTAGGGCAT